TGCTCTCGGGCAACCATCGCGTGCGCGCCGCGATCGACGCGGGGCTCGATGCGATCCCGGTGCTAGTCACCGACGATGCGCTCTCGCACGATCGCCGCGTCGCAATCCAACTCTCGCACAACTCGATCGTCGGCCAGGACGACATCGCCACGCTGGTGGCCCTGTACGAGTCGCTGGGAAGCGTCGACGCGCGGGCCTACTCAGGACTCGACGACGCGATCCTGAACGCTCTGGACAAGCCTGCGCCCGCCCCGATCAGCGAATCGTCGCTCGACTTCCGCATCGTGACGTTCCTGCTCCTGCCCAACGAGGTCGAACGCGCTGCGGCGGCGCTCGATCAGGCCGACTCGATGATCGCGAGCGATGAGGTGTGGGCGGCGCGCGCCGAGGACTTCGAGCGGTTGATGGCCGCGCTGGAGGCCGCGGGCAAGGCGGGCAACGTCCGCAACCGAGCAGCGCAGCTCGGCATCGTGCTCGATGTGTTCGAGCGTCACGCCCACGAACTCACGCCCGAAGCAGCGGAGTCATCGACCGAGTGAGCGGCGACCAGGCGAAACGCGCGAGCGACCGAGCGCAGGCGATGAAGTTGCGGCGCGCCGGGCTGTCGTATGCGCAGATCGCCGACGCGATGAAGATCACGCGCGACGAAGCGACGGCGCTGGTGCGTGAGGAGATCGGCCTGTCGGCCATCGCCAGCGAGACGACCGACGAGGCGATCCAGATGGAACTCGAGCGGCTGGACGCACTCCAGGCGGCGCTCTGGCCTGCCGCCATCGGGGGTGACGCCCAAGCCCAGGACCGCATCCTCCGCATCATGGCGAGGCGGGAGTCGCTACTGTCGATGCGTCAGGGGTCGAAGGGGGCGATCGACCGGCTCGCCGACGCGCTGGGCCGGCTGGGAGCCAAGCCCCGGGAAAACCCCGGCCTACCCCCCTATTCCGGGATACCTGACATCGACCTAACGAGGCAGGCGACGGGGCGAGCGGCGGGTCCTCCGCCCAGTGAGCATCCCCCCACCCCATACGGAACACCAACCAACACAGACAGAGTTTGTTTAGCGCGGCGCGCGGAGGCCACCGATGGCCCGCCGACCTCGTAAGGCGAAGCCCAAGCCGCACGAGATCGCCGAAGCCCTCCGCGATCGCGGCCTCGACGTCGATCCGCAGACGCTCGAATCGCTCGCGCGCGACGCCGGCGCGACCTCGGACGACGGCGCGATCGACCTGGACGAACTCGCGGGCGCGGTCGAGCGCATGGCGGAAGGCCGGAGCGCCAACAAGGACGCCGCCGGCTACGAAGCGCACCGCGACGCGATGGGCGCGAAGCGCCGCGCGCAGTCGCGCTCAGCGCGCGACATCGGCCCGATCCCCGCCTGCGCGAACCCCGAGCGCCGCGCCGCGTGCGAGCGCGACTTCCGGCTCTTCTGCGAGACGTACCTGTCGCAGAAGTTCCCCCTCGCCTGGTCCCCCACCCATCTCGACGTGATCGCCGGGATTCAGGAAGCGGTCCTCGACGGCGGCAACCGCGCCATCGCCATGCCGCGCGGCAGCGGCAAGACCACCCTCATCATCGCCGGCGGCGTGTGGGGCCTCGTGTACGCGCATCGCCGCTTCGTCGTGCTGATCGGCGCCGACGAGCCGAAGGCGACGAACATGCTCGAAGAGTTCCGGCTCGACCTCGAGCACAACGACCTCCTCATCGAAGACTTCCCGGAGATCTGCCACCCCATCCGCGCCCTGGAGGGTATCAACCAGCGCGCCGCCGGGCAGCTGTGCGAGGGCGAGCGCACGAACATCCACATCACCGCGAACACGATCACCCTGCCGACGGTCCGGGGAAGCCGCGCCTCCGGCGCCACGGTCGGGGTCGCGGGGATCACGGGGAGCATCCGCGGCCTTCGCGCGATGACGCTCTCGGGCGAAGTCATCCGCCCCGACCTCGCGCTCATCGACGACCCGCAGAGCGACGAATCGGCGCACTCCGAGAGCGAGTGCGCCAAGCGCGAGCGCAAGATCAAGAGCGCGGTGATGCACCTGGCCGGGCCGGGCAGACGCTTGGCTGCGCTCATGGCGTGCACAGTCATCCGCAAGGGCGACCTGGCCGACCGGTTCCTCACCCCGTCGATCTTCCCCGAGTGGCGCGGCATCCGCGGACGCCTGATGAACGCGATGCCCGAGGACGAGGCGCTCTGGGCCAAGTACGCCGACCTCTACCGCGAAGGCCGCGAGATCGGCGACATCTCGCGCGCGACGAAGTTCTACAAGCGCCAGAAGCGCAAGATGGACAAGGGCGCGGATCCCGCCTGGCCGGAGCGCTTCATCACGGGCATCGGGCCGCACGTCGACGAGATCAGCGCCGTCCAGCACGCGATGAACCTCTACTTCCAGGACCCGGAGGGCTTCTACGCCGAGTTCCAGAACGACCCGCGCAGCCCCGAGGACGAGGGCGTCAACCAGCCCGATCCGGTGGCGATCTCGTCGCGCGTCAGCAACCTCAAGCACGGCGTGCTCCCGGAAGACACGGTCCACCTCACGGCGTTCATCGACGTGCAGCAGTCGGCGCTCTACTACCTGCTCGTCGCCTTCAACGATCGATTCGGCGGCTCGCTCGTGCACTACGGCACCGAACCGGAGCAGCGCACGCAGCACTTCACGCTCCGCGGGCTCAAGCACACGCTCCAGAGCGCGATGCCGGGCGCATCGCTCGAAGCGCAGATCTACGGCGGTCTCGATCGTCTCTGCGACCGCCTGCTCCCGATGGTCTGGCGCACCCAGGGCGGCGTGGAGCACGCCGTCGGGCTCGGGCTCATCGACTCGGCGTGGGGCCAGAGCGAGCCGACCGTGATGAAGTTCGTGCGCGAGAGCCGGTGGCGGCACATCGTGCGCCCGTCGCGAGGCATGGGCATCACCGCCGGCAAGCAGCCGATGCGCGAGTGGGCGAAGAAGCCGGGCGAGAAGCGCGGTCTCAACTGGATGATCAGGCCGCCGGTCGCGGGGAAGGCGACGCGCCTCGTGCTCTACGACACGAACTGGTGGAAGTCGTTCGCGCACGCGCGCCTCGCGACGCCGCTGGGCGATCCCTCGGCCATCACGCTCTACGGCGACCGTCCCGAGCGGCACCGGCTCCTGGTCGAGCACCTGTGCGCCGAGCGGCGCACGCGCACGTTCGGCAACGGGCGCGAGGTGGACGAGTGGCGCAACCCGCCCCACAACCCGGATCAGCACTGGTTCGACGGGTTCGTGGGGTGCTGCGTCGCCGCGTCGATCCTGGGCGTGCGCATGGCCGCCCTCGAGGAGTCGAAAGCGGCGCACGGCGCGGCGGCCCGGCGCGGTCGGTCCTGGTCGCAGGTGTTCGAGGAGAAGCGGCGGCAGCGCATCGGCGCGGCGTGAGCCATGGAGGAATCAGGCGATGGCGAAGGCGACACGAAAACGGACGAGCGAGACGATCGACGCGGGTGCGCCTGCTGCGCCCGAGAGGCCGCGCGAACCGCTCGCCGATCGGATGAAGCGACGCGCCGAGGAGCCGGGCAAGAGTGAGGCCACCGGGATCGAGTGCCCGTCGTGCGGCTCGTGCTGGCACTCGGTCTACCGGACCTCGCGGTTCTTTCGCAAGGTCGTGCGCTACCGCTCGTGCGAACGCTGCGGGCGGAAGTTCATGACGACGGAAACGACGGGCGATCCGCCCACCGATTCCACCGAATAGCCGCAAACGCCGCAGATTTTCCAGATCTGGAAGCGCGTCGCCTTCGCGCACGCGCGATCGCACGCTCTGCTTGAAGCGAGCGGAGCGCAGGGTCGCGCATCCGCGCCTCAGCGACGGAGCGCGCGACGTGGCGGAGCAGAGCGTCGAGGACATCCTGAAGACCGCGGCGAGCAAGCCCAGCGAGATTCAGGGCGACGCCGGCCGCGTGAAGCAGCATCCGCTCGGCGATCTCGTCAAGGCCGACGAGTGGCTGACCAAGAAGGCGTCGGCGCGGTCGCTCCCGCGCATGCTCAAAACCTCTTCTCCGGGAGGGCGTGAGTATTGAACTTCGCCCAGCGCCTGCTCTCGTTCGTGGGTCTGGGCCGCGCGTCCTCGCCGGATGAGCCGCGCCGGTTCGTCCGCGCGTCGAATCTCTACGACGCGACGCAGACGAACGACCGCAACGCGCGCCACTGGCAGAACGCGCAGTCCTACGCGCCCAACGCGGCGGCGGGGCCCTGGGCGCGGAAGATCCTGCGCGAGCGCGCCCGGTACGAGTACGCGAACAACTGCTACATCGCGGGGATCATCAAGACGCTCGCCGACGACACGGTCGGGACCGGCCCTCGGCTCCAGCTCCGCACCGGCGACGCCCAGGTCGACGCGCAGGTCGAGGAGGCGTTCCAGGGCTGGTGCGACGCCGCGAAACTCGGCGACCGCATCCACCTGATGCGCGTGCAGAAGGCGCGCGACGGCGAGGGCATCGCCGTCATGCGGAGCAATCCCGCCCTGCGTCACGAGGTCAAACTCGACCTCTGGCTCGTTGAGCCCGAGCAGGTCGTCGACGAGCACATCAGCGTGAACGGGCTGGGTTTCTCCGGGATGGACGCCGAGGGCGTCGAGCTCGACGACTTCGGCAACCCGCGCGCGTACTGGGTGCTCCGCGAGCACCCCAACTCGATCGGCGCCACCGTCTTCGAGCCGCCGCAGCGCGTCCCCGCCGCCCAGGTGCTCCACTACTTCAGCCCCGAGCGCGCCGGGCAGTGGCGCGGCGTCTCGCAGATCGCTCCGGCGATCCCGCTCTGCGCCGCGCTGCGCCGCTACACGCTCGCCACCGTCGCCGCCGCCGAGAACGCGGCGAACATGACGATGGCGCTCAAGAGCAACGCGATGGGCGACGCCGACGAGCACAACGAGGCGGCGGGAGACATCCTGCCCCTCGAAGCCGGCGGCGTCCCGCTGCTCCCTGCCGGCTACGAACTCCAGGGCATCAAGGCCGAGCAGCCGGTCAGCACCTACGCCGAGTTCAAGCGCGAGGTCATCAACGAGATCGCGCGCTGCCTTAGCATGCCGTTCAACGTCGCGGCCGCCGACAGCAGTTCGTACAACTACGCGTCGGGCCGTCTCGACCATCAGACGTATTTCAAGTCGATCCGCGTCGAGCAGAAGCGGATCATCGCGCAGATCCTCGATCCGCTCCTCGCCGCGTTCCTGCGCGAGGCGGTGCTGATCGAGGGGCTCTTCACCCCTGAAGTGCGCAGCAAGATCGGACGCGACGGCGCGCTCCCGAAGCACGCCTGGTTCTTCGACGGTTTCGAGCACGTCGACCCGGTGAAGGAA